TGAAGAGCTGTTTTGCTCCGAGGGGGTGAATCATAACAAGGTTTTGGTTGTAGTGCTCTTTCTGGGCTCTTTTCGGTATTCTTTTTTATCGAGGCTTGCGTGTACCATCCGGGGCTATCCCTAAAGGGATTTAGCCCCCGTCGTGGTACACACTTCACTTTGCCTGGGATGGTACTAGCTTGCCCCTCGTATGTCCCTTGTATGCCCCCTGTATGCCCCACGTATGGTACATTGGGGTGTACCATACGTGTACCATCTGGGCCTGTACCAAACGCCCCTCGTATGGTACTAAAATGTGTACCATTTTTTAATTTTGTACCACAACCGTAGTCTTGTAATTAAGGGGTATTTGTACGTGAAAAATTACGATCTCAACTGGGCACGCACCTTTGCGGGTCTGACGCAAGCCGAAGCTGCAGAAAAAATGGGGGTAGACCGAAAAACTTTCAATCGTTGGGAGACGGGCGTTGTCGGCATGCCGCCCCTTCGTTGGGCCAAGTTCCTCAAGATCTTGGAGCTGTCCGCTAAGGACATCCCGCCTGCTGTCGAGGAAGCGGTGCCGAAGTACATCGACGGCCAACTCAGCACCCCGTACCTGCCGATGCGCCTCCAGCGACTGGCAGAAGCCGAATGGCCCGCCGCCGACAGGACGCAGTGGGCCAAAAGCGCGAAGGAGGACGTCGATGGTCTGATGGCCTACTGGCGGAAGAACTACTGGCGAGAATACGGCCACGACGACAACATCGTAGAGCGCGCCACCAATATGACGTACGTAAAAGACGGCTGGGGCTACATCAAAGCGGACGGAGAATTCGATCTCACGCCGTTGGGGAAGATCTGCGACGCACTTCCGATGGCGAAGTTAGAAGACTTTTTGTAGGACAAAAAAAAAGCCCCGCGAGGGGCTTTATGTTTTTGAGATCAGGCCACCCTGGTCTTGCAGCTTCCCCTCGTCCACCAGTTTTCGTATTGCAACCCCTGCGGTAACCGGTCGGGCGTCTCGGTTACCCGCGCCACGGGGCTTGGTCGCCACCACGGCCTGCTGCAGCTCGTTGAACGTCACCGCGCCGTCGCCAGCCAGCACGAACAGCTTGTCCATGACATCGCGGCCGGACACCGTGGTGGGGTCGGCACCAGCCGCCAGCCCCTCCCGTGTGCTGTCGGTGGTCTGCATCACGCAGGTCGTCTCGTCGTCACCGTCTTCGTCCTTGCCCACAGTGATCGTCTCCAGGCGGAAGCCAAACTCCGCGCCGTCAGCCCCGCCCTTCATCTTCGTGACCGTAGCGCAGCGGTCTTCACCGACACGAATGACCTCGAACTCGAAATCGCACGCTGCGCGAAGGCCCGACCACCCACGCGCACCACGCGACTCGTCTTTGCCGCTGTGGTGTACGGGTGCCACCATAGCGCCCGTCAGCCGTGTGATCTCCTTGCAGTGGCCCATCACCTTGCCCATGTCCTCGCCGCTGTTCTCGTTGCCCCCCGGCATCACTTGGGCCAGCGTGTCGATGACGATCAGGTCGAACCCACCACCGCCCACCGCCGCTGCGGCCAGGATCTGCTTCACCAACGCCTTGACGTCGACCAGCTCCATCAAGTTGGGCGCGTTGCTGATGAACTGCATCTCCAGTTCAGCCGGGTCGAGGCCGTGGTGCATGCAGTAGCCCAGCACGCGCTTGCGCATGTCTTCCTGCCCCTCGGCCGCGATCCACAGCACGCGGGCCTTGGCGGTGCGGTGGCCGCGCCAGGGCAGACCACGGGACACCGCAGCGGCCATGTCGAAGACAAAGAAGCTCTTGCCCGACCCGGACGCCCCGTAGAACACCCCGAAGTTGGCACGGGGCAGCACGCCCTTGATCAGCCACGACGCCTTGCGACGCACGATGAACTCTGCGGCCGACTCCACCGCGAAGCGGTCGGCCTTGGCCTTCTCGGCCACCACCGCGACCGCTGCAGCCTCGATCACCTCGGCGTGGCCGGAGCAGTCCTCGAAGTCGTCGATGGTGTTGACCAGCCCCAGCTCGACCATGAACGCCATGCGCGTGCGTTCCGCGCAGTGGGCATGCAGGCAGATGAACTGGCCGGTGCTGTGGCCGTTGGTGTGGGGTAATCGGTACTGGGTCGCCGACTCAGCGCTGGGGCCGCTGTGTTCGTCGTCGAAGGGGCATTCGATGTTGTAGCCGTCGCGGGTCTTGCTCTTGACCAACCCGCGCTCCAGCAGCCGCTGGGCCACGGGGTCGTCGGACGCGATGTCGAGCAGCAACTGGCCCGCGCCGGTCGCGTTGGACGCGGCGGTCAGTACCGCGTCGCTGACGTCGAGGTGTACCTGGGCACGCCCGTGCACGAAGCCGCTGCGGTTCACGACCGGGTCGACCACGCCAGGGGCGAGGTGGGGGTCTGCGGTGAAGTGGGCCTGCACGGGGTGGAACAGCGAGACGTCGGCGGGCAGCGCGGTGGCCTGGGCGAACGCCTTGAGCTGCGCGCTGGTGAGGGGCCGGGCCAGCCAGAACCACAGGTGGACGCGCAGGCCGGTGTCGGCCTTGCTGGGGTGCCCGAAGCTGCTGGACAGGTGCCAGTGGTAGGCGGCACCGTGCCACGCAGGCGGCAGCTCGCACTCGATGAATTCTTGGATCGCCTCGGCGGTGTGGGTGGCCGGGTCGTGGGCAAAGCCGTGGTAGCCGTCGACGTCGATCATGACCGCGTGCAGCGGCTGGTCGTCGAAGTAGTCGAGAGCCTTGCGCACCTTGCCGGGCTGGAACTGGGCGGCGTCGCGTATGGCCTGGGTGTCCAGGGGCACCGGGGTGCCCCGTATCAGGCAGGACCGGGGGTCAGCAGCGAGGTCGGTCAGCTCGCTAGAAAGCTCTTCGATGTCGGCGACGACCAGCCGCTGCACGCCGTAGTACTTGGCGTCGTCGAACGGGCTGATGGTGCCGTCAGCGTTCCATGTCTTGGTGACCCGGTTGCGTGCGTGAGTCAGAACGGAAAGCGTGTCACTGGGCGAGAAGCCCTTGTTTGTTTGCATTGCTCTACCCTTTGCGCTACCCGGAGAAGAAGGAAGGTGACACGGCGTGCGGGGTAGCTCGCTATTCGGCTCGCGGGATCAGCGCGGCCTAGCCGTGTCGGGGTGCAGTGTACGCGCAGTTCTGCGGCCTGAATGAAGAAAGCCCGACGCGGGGCCGGGCTTGGGGTGTCAGAACAGTTCCAACGGCTGGGGGTCGGGGGTGGAGTAGATGGTTTTGCCTGCGTCTTGGAATTTGAGGTGTGGTAGGTGGTGGGGGAGGGTAAAAAGGCGGGACAAGAAATACCCGTCGAATTGGATACGCAAACACGATCCCCACGACCCGGTTATCACCCCGTAATGAACGGTATGCCCGTTGTCGTAGCTAATTCTCCCGCCGCGTTTTGCGGGCACGCCGTACCTCTCGCGTAGCTCCTTCATGCTCATGGCGTAGCCCCCAAGTTGAAGTGCGCTTTGATCGCCCACTCGCAATTGAGTGTTGCAATTTCATAGACGCAGCCGACAGCGTTGTTCAACTCGGCAGGTGCCTCCAAATCCGCGCAAAGCTTGGCGCACTTGGTAGCGGCTTCCATCGCACAAGCTTGGCCGTATTTCGAGATAGCCGCTCTTTCAAGCGCCGACCATTGAAGGGCGCGTGGCTCGGGGTGAATCGGGAATGGTATTTTTGGAGTCATAGCTCCTGTGATGCCGTGGGCGGCTTCGATCATCCGCAGTACCCGAGTAAGCTCGGCCCGGTCATGTTCTGGCGCATTCTCTAAAGTTTCGTCCCACTCTTCCGCCCCGAACCCGTCTTTCATGGCTTTGCAAAATTGCAGCCAAGTCAGTGGCTCTTGCGCAGCAGGGGCGGGCTGCTGTGGCCTGACAGTTTCAGCGGCCAAGTCAGCGAGCGACCGAACCCTTGTCAGCAGCTCATCCTTTGCGTCATATGCGTCATGCAGGGATGAGCCATCATCAAACGGCCCGCCCACTGAAGACCACGTTGACGCGAAAATCTGCGCCTGCTCCATGATCTGATCGACCGCCTCCTTTGCCATTTCGCGGATATGCTCGCCTTGCTCCGCATGATTACGGGGTGCGTAGATACTGCTCATTTGGTTTCCGTGTGTGTAGGGCTACAGTGTACAACGCTTTGTTGTAGCTTCGATATGTTTTTCAACAAAATCGAGCAGGACAAAGATGTTGGCGCTGGGCGTCTGGTACGGGTCGGCGCGCAGGGACTGCACAGCGAGCTGCAGCTTGATGTCTGCCGCCACGGGCAGCGGAGTCAGCAGGTCGAGCAGCAGGGGCGAGACAAGCCGCGCACGGGGCACGCCCGTGGCCTGCTCGATCTCAATGACCCGCTCGATGGGGCAGTACCCCTTCTTGAGCCAAAAGGCCACGTTCTGCTGCGAGCAGCCCATCAGGTCGGCCAGCTTGGCCTGCGACCCAGCGGCGAGGATGGCTTCGTAAAGCCCTGATTTCTGCATCATCGTGTCACCCCGTTCAGGCGGTCGGCCACCAGCATGGCGTAACCCGCGATGTCGACCCAGGAGTCGGCGTAGTCGGGGTCGCCGTTGACAATGCGGCCGATCTTGTGCGCGATCATCTCCAACGCTTCGCGCTGGTCGGGGGCCAGTTCGATGCCGCCGGACGCCGCGTGTTCGCTCATGGTTTCCTTGAGCCGCTGCGTGACCGCAGCGTGATGGATGAATTTGCCGTAGCGCGTGCCGCGCTCGGTCAGGACTTGGGTGATGTCAGTCATTTCGCTTCTTCTCCAACGTTGATGTCACCGACGCGTTTTGCGCCAGCCAGAATTTCTTTGATGCGCTTCTCGGTCACCCGGTGGCAATGAATCATCGTGCGGGCCGACAGGACTTCCATTGCCGACTGGTAGTCCTCCAGCACCGAGCGGACGGCCCGGCTCTCG